GTGAAGTATTCAACAAGGCACTTAAGGCTATGCCACGTAAGTACAAGCAACGTCGTGGAGACCTTCGCTTCCTTGCTGGATCAAACTTGATTCAGGATTTCCTATATGCTAACAGCATTGGAACAAACCAAACAATTCCACAGGATATCGCTTCAAGCGTAATCCGTGGTGGAGTTGCACCACTAGGTGGACCAGCAGGATATGTGGCACCATTCGCATTCGGTATTCCGATTGTTGAAGTTCCACTACTTAATGAGACACAGACTGGTACATACACAACACCAACAGGTTCACATGGAGATATCCACTTGACATTCCCAAATAACGTAGTTATTGGTATCAAGCGTGATGTAACTGTTTACCGTTTCTTCCAGCCACGTAAGGACACAATTGAGTACACAATGTATACTCGTGTTGGCGTTCAGATCGAGCAGGCAGACGCTTGGGTAGTTGTAAAGAACGTTAAGGTTGCTTCTTAATTAATTTAAGATAAAACCCTCGAAAGGCCCCTAATTAATTTTAGGGGCTTTTCATTTTAATTTATCAATGCTATAATTGAAGAACCTAACAAAGGAGATAATATGTCATTTGAGACATTGAAGGTCGCAGAACTCAGAAAAATTGCAGAGGACTTTGCAGTTGATACTGATGGAATTAAGAGTAAGGCAGATATCGTTGCCGCCCTTGCAGAAGAGGGAGTTACATGGTCTGTCTATCAAAAAACTATTAAAGATATCGAAGACGCAACAGATGAATTTAACGAAGACGCAGAAGAGATTCTTCCTAGATTTAACCCAGATGCTCAGCCAGAAGATACGGTTCTAGTTCGAATGACTAGAGAAAACTTCAGATACGATATCATTGGATTTACATTTACAAAAGAGCACCCTTTTATTGCAATGACAGAAGAAAATGCTCAAGAAATTTTTGATAAGGAGGAGGGCTTTAGATTAGCAACTCCAAAGGAAGTTCAGGAGTATTACAACTAATCTAAGCTTATAAAATGGCAGAGATATATGTAAACAGCAATTCACCGATCAGAACAAAGATCTACTGGGAGGGTGAATTAGCATCACCTACAGGTAACGTAACGGCAAAGGTTTATGACATTACTCAAAACCCTGCTAACGTTATATCTTCTACCAATTTATTACTTACTCTAACAGGAACAGCCGTTGAAACAGATGTCGGCACATATCAAGTTGTCCTTCCATTTTCCTATTCTGCATATCCCAGAAAGCTAAAGATTGTCTGGGAATATGTAGTATCTGGATCAACAGTGGGAACTCATACAACTTATGTAAATGTTGTAACCCCATACGTTTCTATCAATGAGCAAATAGATGAATTAAACTTTGGGTCGGATCCAAGTGATCCTAACTACAAGACATACTCAGACCTCCAGATGGCTGAGAGATATGCAAGAAAATTAATTGAAGAATACACTCAGCAAGAATTCTACCTGTATCCAGACACAAAGATTATATACGGAGACGAATCAGATACTCTACCCCTATCATCTAAAATAAATCGGATATACCAGATTTATTCTAACGATATACTTCTTGTAGATAACCTTGCTACACCAAAGGTAAACAACTGGCTATATGACCCAATTGTCTCAGAGACAGGATTTGGAATAAGAGTTAATAGGGTAAACCTACTAGACAATTCAGTATATGTTGCAAATGGTTTAGTACCTCCAACAATTAATGATACATACAATGGAGTCTTTTCTAAAAACGTTAAATATAAGATTGTTGGCGAATTTGGATGGGACCTAGTTCCTGCTCAAGTACAGATGGCAACAATTGAACTAATGAAAGACTATTTCTCAAAGGACAAAGTCTGGAGAAATAAGTACATTAAATCCATTAAGACATTTGACTGGAGTTTTGAATATAACAGCTCAGCATCAAAAGGAACTGGCAATCTATATGCAGATCAATTGCTTGCTCCACATGTTATATCTCAAATGGTCCTTATCTAATGTATGATCTTGTCGACTCCGTTCTTCCAATGCTTATTGATATATATAGGCAATTTGAAACACAGGACCCAGCGACTGGATCTTTAAAGAAAGAATGGCAATTTAATAGAACAGTTGCATGCAGTGCAAAAGGAACAATTAGTAATTCTACAGCCAGCAGATCTGGGGACAAGCAAACCTTTTCAAACAGATATGTTAATGATCAGATGATTCAAATAAGAACTACATCTAAATTAGTATTTAACGAAAAGATTACAAACATTAGAAATTTAGACGGAACTGTTATATGGGAAGAGATTAACTTTCCAAGCAACACGCCAACAGTCTTTGAAGTAATGGGAGTTACTCCAATCACAGAACCGATGGGCGGAATTATTGGTTACAATACAACCGTTAAAAGATCGGAGAACCAGGTAATTGGACAGTAGCGTAGCATTATTACAAACAGCCAGCGGTCTTGAAAGATTGATGGCAGGATCAGTTCCAGGAGTAATAAAAGATAGCACCGTGGCTCAAGTATCTGCATTTTTGTATTATGAAGCAGCTGTTATTGCCAAGCTAACAACAAATGCTGAATTTAAAAATTTATTTAAAACAACCATATTTAATCAAATAGAAAAAGATTTTGGCCAGTACGTTGATGCTCAAGCAAGAGTAAAGCCTAAAAGCCTTCATCATGTATACGAGTGGAATAAAACTGGCAACCCAACAGCAAGGCTGTTTAACCTATATCTAATAGATTCTGAAGGTCTTTCATTTAGAGTAGGCCGTGATTTTAAACTATCTAAATCAACGGTCCCGTCTAAAAATAAAAAACAAAAGAATAGATATGTATTTGCTAATAAAGCTTCCGTAATGGAAGAAGGAATGCCCATAGTAATTCGACCAAGATCCGCAGAGCGTTTAGTATTTGAATTAGATGGTGCAACAGTCTTTATGCCTAAAGGCACTTCAGTTACAGTAAAGAGGCCAGGAGGCAAGGCCGCAACAAATCAATTTGCACTCACATACGGAAGATTCTTTGGAGGGCAACCAGTAAACTCCTCAATAAAGTCTTCAGGGTTTCAAAGAATATTTAATGCTAAGATAGCAAGAGCATTGAGTGTACCAACTAATATTAAAAAGGTGCAGTATAGCTTCAGTGCTGGTAAAATAAGAGTGCAGGCAGATGCAGCATTAAGCTCATCATTTGGAGGGTCACTATGACAGCAGATTATAAAATAGACGCAATGTTTGAGCTTCGCAAGTTCTTGTGGACCCAATTAAAACTTACTGGACTATTTGATCCAGACGACTACTACTCAGATAATCTAGGATCTGAGATAGTACCTATTATTCCAGTTCAGCAATTACCAGAAATGGATCAATTCCTAAACGGTAAAAAGCATATCGTATATGACAAGATCGGAATGTCCTATGAAGAGAACTGGCTGATATGCTGCGAAAAGGTTTTATTTACCATATACTCAACAGATATAACAGAGATATATGAGATAAGAAACCTAATGACTGACCTGTTTAGAAGAATGGACGAATCTGCAAAAGATGTCAATTCTTTAAAGACCACCAACAAATTAATTTTTCACAGCATTCATATTACAGAAACTTCTCCAATTGACCCATCCCTTGAACTTCAGGGCTTTTTGTCATCAGACGTAATACTAGAGGTCAAGTACTCCAGGGTCACCGACGGACTAGGTAGATTTGCCTAGTTGCTTTTAAAGGATTAATCCAGTAAAATTGGACATAAGAGGAAATGAGCCTAGCCAGCTTGATTTAAAGTAAGTCAATATATATATATTTATTTAACAGGAGGTTTTACAACATGGCACAAAATATTGGTAATGCTAGAAATATTCTTGTCGGTGCGTCTCCACTGTTTCTTTCAGTAACAGACATCACCAGCCCAGATTACGTAGAGTCTGCACCAGCAGGCGTACTAAACGCATTTGCAGCAAACAAGAATAAGACAGTTCCAGCATTTAAAGCAGAAACATCATACGCAGATTCTTTGAATGCTGTTGAGACAACAACAGCAGCAACAGCTGCAGTATCACCAGCCCTTGACACAAAGGGTGCATTTTACCGTAACGTAGGTTACACAAACAACGGTCTTCAGGTTACATACAACCCATCATACGGTTCAGTAACAGTAGATCAGCTTCTTGATACAGCAAAGCTTTTCAAGGAGTCAATGGAAGTTATGATCGCAACAGAAATGGCAGAAGGTACTCTTGAGAACGTTCTAGCCGTATTTGGTCAGTCATCAGCAACACTTACCAACTCAGGTAAGAAGCTAGGTATCGCAGGTGGAGCTCTTGGTGAAGCACCAACAGAGCGTCAGCTAATCGCAGTTGGTCAAGCACCAACTTCAGCAGCAGAATCTAAGACTGAGCGTGTATACTATGCACGTCGTGTTCTTTCTGTACAACAGTCACAGTTCTCTTTGGCTCGTAACGCAGCATCAACATTCCCAGTAACATTCCGTTTGCTACCATCAGGTGACGCAACACACGCAGGTCAGGAATATGGTTTTATCGTAGACCGTGTTCTATCAGCATAATTAATTTAATTAATTAATAGAGCCCCCCAAGAAATTGGGGGGTTTTCTATTGCTCTTGTATTTTGAGTATGATACAATAATTAAGACGATCCTAGGAGGATTAAATGGCAACAACAGTATACGATGTTGAAGAGATTCAACTACAAAATGGCGCAACAGTTAAGCTCAAGCCTTTAACAATTAAAGAGCTTCGTGAGTTTATGAAGGTCATTCAAAGAACACAAGAAGTAACATCAGAAGACGAAACACTAACAATCCTTATTGAGGCCTGTGGAGTAGCACTAAAAAAGCAGCTTCCAGATCTTGTAGCAGATAAAGACGCATTTGAAGATACACTTGACGTTCCAACCATCAATCGCATTCTAGAAGTATGCGGAGGGATTAAGATGGACGACCCAAACTTACTAGCGGCAGCGGTTCTGGCTGGTCAGAACTAGATCTAGCCGCTTTAGAGGGGGAAGTATTTCTTTTAGGTAATTGGAAAAATTACGAAGAACTAGAAGATAATCTTTCAATGCCAGAGATGGTCCAGACTTTTAAGTCAATGCAAAAAACGGAATCAGAAAAAAGGAAATTCCTAGCTTCGATTCAAGGTGTTGATTTAGATGAAAGCAGTAATAATGAGGAGGGATCATCCTTCGAAGATGTCAGAAGAAGAGCACTTGGTATAACTACATCAGCAGATGATGTTGTTTCATTACAAGGTGGTCTTGCAGCAGAAGCTGGCTTTGGCATTAACGCAGGATTAGGATACCGAATAGAGTAACATATACATATGGCAGATAATTTAATCACAACCAATATTACCGCCAACGCAGACTTCACGAGTTTAAGAACTCAGCTTGCTGCGGTTACTGCCCAACTCGTAAAATTACAAGAAACAACGGCGGGAACTAACGCCAAACTAGCAAATCAAATTGCTGTAATGAACAAGTCCTTCGCAGAAACTATGCGATCAACAGGACAGTTTTCATCACACTTTGTATCGCTTACATCAGACGTAGAGAAATTCGGTAGGAACCTAGATAGAGGCAGACTTAAGCTAGGAGAATACTACAACGCCTGGAGTGGGCATACAAAGAAAACAAGCAGCCTGATTAGAGACTTGGCCAAGCAGCAGGTAATGCTAGAGAATGCAATCATTCAGCCTATCGGCAAAAACGCACAAGGCCTAATGCAATACAATGTTATGGTTGCAAAGGGCCTTGATGAAATAAAGAACAAGACGGCAATTGCAAGACAAGAGCTATCTATCATGAATAAGGTAATGCTCGATGGATCTAATCAGCTTATCAACTGGGGTAAAAATACTCAGTGGGCTGGTCGTCAGTTAACAGTAGGATTAACAGTTCCTCTTGCAGCATTTGGAATGGCTGCACAAAAAGCATTTAGAGAAGCAGATCAAGAACTTGTAAGACTTACAAAGGTATACGGCGGACTAAGTGCGACATCATCTTCAGAGCTAGCAAAAGTAAGAAAAGATGTTTCCCAAACAGCAAGAGAAATTGCTGGAGCATATGGAATTGCATACAAAGAAACTATCGCATTGGCAGCTGACCTTGCTGCAACAGGACAAGAAGGCGGAGACCTCCTAGAAGCTACAAGACAGACAAGCAGACTTTCAATCCTTGGTGAAGTAGATAGACAAGAAGCAATGAAAGCAACGCTTGCTATTCAAAACGCATTTAAGCAAAACACAGAAGAACTTACACAGTCTATTGACTTCCTTAACGCTGTTGAAAACCAGACGTCTACATCTCTTCAAGATTTAACTGAAGCAATTCCAAAAGCAGGACCAGTTGTAAAGTCTCTAGGCGGAGACGTAAAAGATTTAGCATTGTATCTAACTGCAATGAAAGAAGGCGGAGTTAATGCATCAGAAGGTGCTAACGCAATTAAGTCAGCAATGGCATCTCTTATCAACCCAACAAAGGTTGCCAAAGAAATGTTCTTCGACTTTGGTATAGATATAGATAAGATTGTAACATCTAATGCAGGAAATTTAACTGAAACAATTACAGACCTTCAGGCAGCTTTAGACAGTCTAGATCCGCTAAGTAAGTCAAGAGCAATTGAACAATTGTTTGGTAAGTTTCAATACGCAAGAATGTCAGCTCTATTTGAAAACCTGGGTAAAGAAGGATCTCAAACTCTTCAGGTAATGGATTTAATGAAAGCAAGCGCTACAGATCTTGCAAATATCTCTGCTCGAGAATTAACTATGATGACAGAGTCCGCTTCAGGACAATTTAAAAGAGCGTGGGCTTCAGTACAAGCAGACCTTGCTTCAGTAGGAGAACAATTTTTAAGAATTAGCACAAAAGTTTTAAATGTAGTAGATGGGATCATTAAGTTTTTCCAAGGACTTCCAGGTCCAGTTAAAACATTCCTTAACGCTCTTGGTGGACTAACAGCATTTGCTGGACCACTAATTATGTTAACTGGTGTTATGGCCAACTTTATTGGTTATGTTACAAAGGGAATATTCTCTTTAAGACAAATGGCTACAGGAGGACATGGGTTTAAACTCCTTACTCCAGAAATACTAGCAGCCGACGCAGCAGCAAAAGGTCTTGCTACATCATTCTATTCAGATACAGAAGCAACAATTGTACTAACAAATGCAGTAAATACTCTTGCAGCATCATTTGATAATCTTCAGGTAGCAGCATCTACAGCGCAAGTTGCAGTTCAACCAAGCATCTCAACAGTTGCAGGCGGAGTAATTGCAGCGGGAACTCCAGGAGGCGGACAAAGAATTGTTGACAAGAACAACCCATTAGTTGGTGATGCATATTCAAGAGATATGTCTCATATGATCCCTACTCAAACAGGACAAGCTGGAACAATATTTGGAACGGTTCCAGGAGCATCTCCAGTAAATATTAGAATTGGTAAAAACCCTCAAGCTTATATGGACTCAGATCTTCCAAGAATTCCAGGTGTTACATCTGTAAATGGAATATCAACAGGAGTTGTTGCAGCAGAAGCAGCAAAGTGGCATGCAATGACAGCGGCAATTGCAATGCAATCAGAAGCAGAACTTAAAGTATTAAAGGCAGAGGTAAATGCTACTGGCACAATTACTTCAAGTTTATCTGATTCTTATCAAGCCTTGCTTCCAGAATTTTCAGAAATTACAAGCATGGCTGCACAAGAAACTGCTTTAATTGTTAAGCAGCTACAGCAGAGCAAGCTAACAGCAGACGAAGCAAGGCTTAAAGTAATTCAATTAAATGCAACAGTTGAAGCAATGCTTGCTGAAACAGCACAAAAAATTGCAGCAGGACAAGGAAGATCTATTGCCCTAACGACAGTCCCATTAACATCTCAGCCTGTAGTAGACCCAGTAACTGGCAAATCAAATATGAAAGAGATGTTCCACAAAGGTTCAACAAAAACATTAGTAGACAAGATTGCGAGAGCCCTAGGCGGAGTTAGAACTTCAGGTGCAGGATACAACATTCAAACAACAAAGCCTAAATTCAATAAGGGTGGAATAGTTCCAGGAACTGGTAACACAGACACCTATCATACAATGGCCGAGCCTGAATCATTTGTAATTAATAAAGCTGCAACAGAAAGAAACATGCCTACAATTAGCAAGCTTATTGGTGGCACCCCAACATTTAGAAACACTGGAGGAATGGTTCCAGTAGTTTTGACTCCTGGGGAAGCGGTTATCCCAGCAAACATTGCTAAGCGCAATCCAGATTTAATGTTGCAACTAAATGGCGGTCCAGGTAACACAACTGGTATGAGAAGACATCAAGGTGGAGGGGTTCACCCACACCCTCATGCAGGTAAGCCTATGACAGATGCTCAATATAGAAGAGCGCTTAAGATGTACTATGAATTTATTAACGATCCAAACTACGAAGCCAACGTTCGTGCAAGATTTATTGCGCTAGATGCTTCAGAATATTTGGGAGTTGCCCCACAGATAGGAACTAAAAAAGCTATTGAAATAGCTGCTGCTAACTTTGATGCTACTAAGGACCTCAATGGATCACCTGAAGATTGGATTAAAGCTAGAACCGCACAGCTTGCTGCTTTTGACGAAGAGCATGCTAAGGGAGATAAAAGATTAGTAAAGCAAGGAAGAAGCGCAACTGCTTCTGGGCTAACTAGCGATAACTTTTTAAATAAAAACATGAACAGGGTTTTAAGAGCAATGTCTAGAGATCCATTATTTGAAGATGTTCGTGAAGATTTAAAGTCAATACCTAAAGCAACTGGCAAAATACAAGGTGGCGGAGGAAGATTAGTTGAAACTGCTAGGGGCCACGCATTCAGAAGATCTTTAATAGCACGATTAGGTGGAGTTGGCTCAAGAGGATTTGCAGGCTTTGCTGCTATTATGCCTGCAGCATTTAATACAATTGCTGCACAGCTTCAGGGCAAAAACTTTCAACCAGATGTAATTCATTTAAAAAGGGCATCTGCAATTGCTGATTTTGAAGAAATGATAAGAAAATCTGGAGTTCCTGGAAGCGTAGACGATGTAATAAAAGCTTTACAATATGATACAAGATTTGTAGCTGCATCAGATAGAAGACCAAGAACTCCTCCTCCAACACCGAAACAAAAAACCGTACTCAACATGTTTTTGCAAGCAATCAATGCAGGAAAATCTTGGGTTCCAGTGCGTGGAAAACTTGCGCTTACAGGAGCGGTTAAATTAAATAAAGGTGGACAAGTCCCAGGAAAATTTGCACAAAGACTATTCGGCGGCGGCAAAGCATTGTTCTTAGGAATGCCACGATCTATTAAACAGGTTGAAGCACAAAGAGCTGCAAAGGTTGCTATGGAAAAAGCAAGTCAAGCAGTTAAAGACTCTAGATTTAGCAAAACCCCAGTAACTGATTATGACGGACTACTAGAGCCAACATTAGGAAGAAGTTTCCCAGTATCTGGAATCGGTGGAGTTTATAGCAAGAACGGAGAAAAGGTTTTTGTTAAACCAGTCCTAGATGAAAAAGCAGCGCTTGCTGAGATAAGAGCAACTGAAATTGCTCGTGATGTTCACGGACTACAAACACCTAATCAAAGAGTTGTTGTAATGAGAGACCCAACTGACAGAAGAGGTTCTAGAACCCTATTAGCTTTAGAATCTAAGTACAATCCCGCTATAGCAAATCAAGATGGTAAGTTTACAGAAGATCAATACTTTAGACAATTAGTTGCATCTTCATTGCGTGGAGACAAAGATTTAGGCAGAGGTAACCTATCTGGAAACATACTTGCCGATGTAGGACCAGCGGGAGTATTTGGAACAGCATCTGGACCAAGAGACTACTCTGCAACAATGCCTTCATTTAAACAACAAGCAATGATCAACTTGCTGGGGGTAAAGGGAAGTAACACAAAGAAATTCTTTGCTGAAGCGACTTCAGATATTCCAAGAGGTATGACACCTGATCAATATAATGATCGCATGCTGCAAGAAATTGAATCAGCTCTTCCAAAGTTAAAACAAACAATAGGTAGATTTGATTTAAACACAGAAGAAAAAGTTATTTACAATGCAATGATTACAAGACTTTCTGATGCAAGAAGAAAGACATATCAAGATTTGCATGGAGTTCATTCATCAGTAACAATGTCTCCAGAAAAAACAATGACTCCAGCAGCAATTGCTAAAATGCTTGCAGCAGATGAATTGAAGCGCAGACAAAAAGGTCACTCTGTAAGCCTATCTGATAATGCATTTAAGACACCAGAAAATGGATTTAATATTGGCGGATTAATTGGAAACGTTCTTAAGGGTAAGGCAATGCATAGAATTGGTGCAGGATTTGGCCCAACTGGAGCACCTAAGCCAAGTATGTATGAGTCAGCTCCATGGGGCGTGAACTCTCTATCTATTGAAATGGCCGACAAGCTATTTGCAAACACAGGTTTAAGAAAGCATACTCAAAAATTATTTTATGACAAGTTTGCGGCAGCACTAGCAAAAGAAAAACCTTACGGATATGTAAAGATGCCAGATGGTAAATTAAAGAACGGACTTGAGCCAGACGTACTAGACTCTGTAATAAGATCAGCCGCTTCAGATCTTGTTGGAGACAGAAACATAATTAAACAACTTTCTCCAATTGATAAAGACATTTTGCGAAACAAATATTTAAATTGGGATTCTAAAAAGGATACCCCGCTTACAGAATCTTTAAAGAAAATTATATTTGGTTTAGAAAAAAGAGAAATGGGCGGCCCAGTTAATTCAGGACAACCTTACGTTGTTGGAGAAAAAGGTCCAGAATTATTTGTTCCAAGAAACTCTGGAGGAATTGTACCTAACAATAAATATGGAGTTGCTCAAGGGTATAATGCTGGTGGATGGATTAAGATGATGCTTATGCAATTGCTGGGAATGCAAGGCGGCATGGCTCTCGGCAGAATGACTGGGCTTCCTGGAGGAGATATGATTGGCGGAACTCTAGGCTCAATGATTGGCATGGGCGCTGGAGGTCTGGGCAAAGAAAGAACTCCAATTTCCGCTATGAGTAAACTTAGGGCACCAATAGGGGCAACAAAAGCAGTAGAGGGCGTAACCGTTAATGGAAAACAGCTTATGACTGTAACAAAATACGGAGAAAAAATTGAAGCTGCCGCTAATAGCACAAGTAAATTTGCTAAGGCTGGTGCTATGGCAAGAATGGCTGTTACTAGATTAAATGTTGGAGTTGCAATAGCTGCTACAACAATTGCTATTATAGCTAAAAGAATAAAAGATCACAATGAACACTTAAGAGTTGGAGTTACACAGTACGGATTAACAGAAGAGGCTGCCAAAAAGGCGGGGCTTAGGTTTACTGATTACAACTCAAAGCTTGCAGATACTGTTAAAAACATAGAAGCAATAAGAGAAAGAAATCAACTCCTTTATGAAAGCATGCAAGACGCTGGGCTTCCTATATCTATGACAATTGAAGAATACAAGAAGCTTAAAAAAGAAGCTAAGGAAGTTTATACCGATCAGATTAAATTAATTAATCAGTCTAAGGAAAGCGATCTCCCACAAGTAGCAATAGATATTAAGACTGCGCTAATGGCTGCTGGAATGTCAGCAGATGACGCAAGCAAGAAAATATTTGCAATGTTTAAGCTTTCCGAAAAGGGAGAAAAGGCTGGAGCTTTTACTGTAGGTAATCGTGCATTTAGAAACATTAAGACAGGACAGGATGCTGCAGAAGCTGCAATAAACAATTATGTTCCCGCTTCAGCACAAGGCGGACGTGAGGGAGCGCAAGCAGTAAATACGGGTCTAACTGCAATAGATGCAGGAATCATTGATATGATTGAAAAAAGTAAAAAGGCTGCTAGAGAAGATAAGACTGGTAATACTCAAGTATTAACTCAGTATCAAGCGCAAGAAGCAATGCTTCAAAAATTAAATAAGCTAGAATCTTCTAAGGCTGTTCTTACTGCAAAAACTAGAGCGGAAATGATTAAGCAGAATCCAGAACTTAAAAAGATTATTAATCCTATGGATACAGTAGTTAGCCTATTTGAAAAGATGAATCTTGCAGCAAAAGGATTTACAGGAGATCTTTCAAAGCTTGGTGCCGAAGCTGTAAGCACATTGTCTAGAATAGCTGACTCAGTTTCTGAATCTACCATTGCAGCAAACAAGGGTGTGGGTGGCGTACTACAAAAAAATTATGAGTACCTAGGAAAACTAACTGCTCAGCAAAAGATTCTAATGGCAGCAGCCAAGGGACAAAGTGCTCAGCAACAAATAAATACTAGAGAACAGCTAAAAGGCTTACAGAAGCAAATAGATGCTAACAATAAACTTGCAGAGGCAAGACTAAAAGCTCTTGATGCAGCAAAGCAAGAAGGCGATATTGCAAGACAAATTGCAAAAGCACAGGCAGCTTACCAGTCAGCTTTGGCAACAGGCAATACTGCTGCAGCACAACAAGCAAGCTTAGATATTCAAGGTCTGCAATCAGATCAGCAGTATAACTCTCAAAAGAAAGCAATTGAAGATGCTCTTAAGCTAGCCAATGCTCCGTTAGAAGCTAAGATAAAACTAATTAACGATGGCCAGCAAAAACTTAGCGACAACGCAAGCATTGCTGCAGAGTCTTTAGGCAAGCTTAACGAAAAGATTGCAAAAGAAAAACAAAAGATTGATGATGTAAACAAAGCAATGACTACGCTAGCAATCAATGCAATCGCTGCAGGAATGACTCTGAAAGAATATTTGGGAACAGACGCTGGAAAGCAGGATGCAGCAGCTGTAGTAGGAACTACAAATACAGCAAACCCTGAAACTATTGTCAAGCCTAAGACGCAAATGAAAAGATCTCCTAGAGTAGATAATCCAAGCGTAGTAGATCAGGCTGCAGGATTAATGGGCGGGGTAGAAAGTGCCGTCACAAAAGGATTAGCCTCAAAGGGTATTCAAATGGGCAGCGGGGACATTATTATTAATGGAAAGAAGATGGATGTTAGTCCATCAAAAGCAACAGCTAAGATTGGATTTGTTCCCACAACACTAGGGCCAACCGCTGGCGCATACGCAGGATCTACTTTAATTCACCCATCTTCATTAATAGCAGCAGGTGCTTCTGAAATATCTACTGGACGAGGTTCCACATGGGTTGGGGTTGAATTTGCAGATAAAAATGGAAAGAAGTGGAAAGTAACTTCTGATGCAGGAAGATCTGGGCAGCTTAGTGTTGAAGCAGTAAAAGCTGGATATGGAACAATGAAACTTAATCCAAAAGTTCCTACTATTGTTGGAGACCGTGGACCAGAAATGGCTTTTGGTGGAATGATTATTCCTAATATGGCTAAAGTCCCATATGCTTCTCCTAGATATGATGTTAAGCAAGCATCAAAGATGTTTGAACCAATGCGTGATTCAGGAGTAGGACAAGGTGTAATTAATTATACACAAAATATTTATGCCTCTCCAGGAATGAATGAAGATCAACTAATAAGCAAAGCAAAGGTTGCAGCCTATGAGTTTTTGCAGGCCAATATAAAAACTAATGCTAAAATGAAGGGCAACCCAATGAATGTAGGTATTAAAAACACATGAGTTATCCAATGACACTCCCAGTAGGTTCCCTATTATATTTTGATACAGGAACAGATCTTGTAAACCCCACATGGACAAAGGTATCTGAGCACAACAGATCTAGCGCCTCTCTAGAAATAGATAGAATAGAAAAGACTCAAAGAATGTCTAACGGATCCCTTAGAAAAATTTGGATTGCAGATAAGAAACAATTTAGCGCAAGCTGGGGAATGCTGCCAACTGATAATACAATGACAGTAGACGGAGGCATGGGCGCCTCAGAAATTAAATCTTTTTATTTAAATAAAGGCAAGGGTGCCTTCAAGGTAAAAATATCATACAACGGAGTAGCGGCTAGAGATGAAATTATTTTAATGTCATTTACCTCATGTAATTTTACAGTTATGAAAAGAAATGTTAAATCTTCTTCAGCTTCCGTTCCACAAGAATTTTGGGATGTCTCTCTTTCTTTAGAAGAGGTATAATGATACAGGTATCAACAAATACAACAAATGCCTTAAGCAAGGCCGTAAACGTATCTGTAACTAACGGGTGTCGTGTTGAGTATAATATGAACGACCTAATATCAGGAGTGGCTGTAACGGCCCCTGAAGGCGTTATAACAGCAACCCTGACTGCCCCACAGAATCAAGGCGGGTATCAATATAAGCCTTTTGAAAAGCTATTTCCAATAAAAAGCATTATTGATCCAAGACGTCCAAAGGTAGCTGGGATTCAATATATGATTGCAGCAGACCCAAGCCTTAGCACGACACTTGCTGCTAGCGGATCAGCAGATGGAAAAACATATGCCGCCGCAAAGGAATTAAATAAAAGACTATACTTCTCTGGAATAAAAACTGCTTATAAATATTGGGTAACCCCCAAGGCAGCAAACGGAAGTACCTCTTTAACAAACTGTATATTAACTGTTTCATACCCAGCAGTAAAAACTGCTGCAGCAAATAAAATTGTTCTTAAGTTTGAAACATCCCACTCTAAACCCACATCCTGGAACGTAAAACTTTTAAGTCTATCTGGAGTAGAGTCTACAATATATACAGGAACAACTTGCCCAGATAACGGAATAGTAAACTTATACTACAACGGATCGGCTTGGGTAGACGTAGAGCCTGCAACCGTTTCTACAGGAGTAGACCTAAGCGGATTAAAATTACAAATTAATACTATAAGTACTGCAGGCGGGTACTTAGGAATAATTGAAATATCAGCAAGACTAGTAAAGGATGTAACAGACATTCTTCAATCATTTGATATATCTCAGAACTCATCAGACTCAATCAATGGCTTAGTCCCAGTTGGAGATGTAACAGCAAACTATTTAAGACTTAGTTTAAATGCATATGACAAGTCTTATGACAATTATGATAAGGTTAACGCTTTTAATAAAAACAAATTAAGCCTTTATGAAAACATTACAATTCGTCCACACGTTGTAGTTGAATCAGAAAAAATTAATCTAGGGGTTTTTTATCTTGACTCTTATGATGTAGATGAATTTGGAGAGGTTTCTATTAATGCACTAGATGGTGCAAGAGAACTTCAGTATATTAAGCCTCCAGATATTGTAACAAAGGATATGTCCACAGTTGCTATAATTAGAAGACTGTTAGATTCAGTTGGATTCTCCAATTATAAATTTAATCTAGTAGATACCGATACTTCTATTGTTGCCCCCTACTACTGGTACACCGATCCTCAAAAGACAGTTTGGCAGCACATACAAGACTTATGCAAGGACACTCAAATGATTGCTGTTTTTGACAACAACGATGTTCTGCAATTTTATCCAAGAGGATACATATTTAATACAGCAAAAAACCCAGACGCTTCTTTTAGATATAGCAATACTGCAGATGGAAAACTAGCAAACATATCAGGAATATCAATTGAAAATGTTCCATCAGTAAAAGCTATTAAGGTTATGTATAGCCCACAGCTTACATCTAATTATGATGGAGATGCTGACAACCTATACACTTCTCCAGTAGTCACACTTGGATCGGCAGCATTGATGGCTGATTTGCCAAAGGTTGCTACAGCAGAAACAGATGCACCAAAAGGAGTAATTAAATTAAGGCCAGTAGAAATTTCAGGAGCCGCACAACAATTTTATTCCTACGCAGGCTATTTAGTTTTAGGAAAAGAAATTATTGAGTATGACGCTATTAAGTTTGTCTACGAGCCAGCTTCAGGAAGCCCAGCCGTTGCGTATAAGTGGATAAAGAATGAATCAGACATACAGTCTAACTTAGGTCTTGCTAAGCCCAACACCTTTAGGCCAACAGGCGAGTATAGAATTAAAGAAAGAAATGTTTTTAATGCAGTAACTGCCGATGCAGATTTAACACATAGCGCAAACATTGATTCCCTAAGAACAGAGTGGACAGGACAAAAATGGAACTCAGAAACTGGAAACTTTACTCCTGACAATACTGAATCAGCATTTACTTTAAAAGAAGTTGCTATTAAAGATGAGAACGGTAAAGACTTAGCAAACCCATATAATTTATTTAGTGCCATACCTAGGTCAATGATGACAATTTTTGCCCCGCTGGGAACATTAAAAGATAGTACAGCAGACCCAACCATAAAGGAGCCTGTTCCAAACAAGATATATACTCTTGTAACAACAGATACGGCTAAATATCTTAAGGGGGAAAACTTTTCGATTGGAACAAATATGTATTTCCCATTGTTAAAGAATTCAAAAGGCGAAGCCACGGGAGAGCAAAGAACAATTTCGGGTATAGCATTTTCATTAAACTCAACTAACAAAAGTGGTTATTTTTTAGCAGTAGCAACAACCCAAAACACAAGTGCAGATAAAGGATTTAGAGAACTTTCATTTTACAAAATTGTAGACGGAAAACTTATTAAGATGACTGACTCACAAAAAGAAGAAGACGGTAGTATCTTAACAGGAATAAGTGGAGGAAGACTATATAGAATAGATATCCGTGCAAATTATTCTGCACCTACAGTAGGATCCGCTAAAGTTTTAACTTTAAGAATATCTATTAATAACAAAGAGTTTGTTGTTGTAGACCAGTCTCCAATAACAATTACAGAAAAAATTGGAATTGCTTCCCTTCAAGGAGTATCAGCATTTGATTATGTTTATGCTTCTGCTATAGATGAGTCAGATTTTACTGCTGATAAAAAATATAATCCTTACAAAGGATTTATGGGCGGAGAGTCTACAATTATTAAAACATTCGGAGAGTTTATTTTTAATCAAAAGGGGCAAACCGAAAGCACCTCCTGGGTCAGAGAGTTTGGTCCAGTTGCAAGAGAACTTAAAAAGATTACAGCTAGGTATACTACTCCAGGTTTTCCGCTTTACCCAAGCCTAGTAAATAATCCAGATGTAACAATTGCTGGAACCTCAATAGATTCTTTTGGAATGGATGTGTATGTAATAAACAACACTGGAACATTTACGGATCTTGCTAATAGCGAAGAGAAACAGTTTATCGTGGTTGGCAACTATATCGTGCCTTCAGATCCATTTGAATATATTGACCCAGCACTTACAGATGAAGAAAAAAAGGAAATTGTAGGCTTTGACTCCACATGGATTCAGAGGGAGTCAGAAGCAATTGAGCTATCTAAGTTTATGACAAAGCAGTGGTCTAAGCAGCAAAAGGTTGTCACACTAGAAACATTTTTTAATCCCCTAATACAAATAGGAGATATTGTGGAAATTTCTTACCCAGATAATGGACTGTATTCTTCTGAAAATGCCATTATACCCACTGGGTTTGCGGCTAATAAGTTTGTTGTATTATCTATAGATAGCACGTATGATAAGGATTCTCCCCCTACAACAAACATAGCTTGTAGGTCAATTTATACATGAGAAATGGTAGAATGTAAATATGAGTAATATTAAAAACCCAGCGTCCTCAACGGCAAAAGTAAAAAAGCTTTTGCTTTTTGAAGGAGACCCTTTAATTAAAACTCTTAAGCCAGACTATTATGCTATTGTTGGTAAAGACACGCTTACTGGTATCGCAGACCCTACTGGAGAAGACCCAGGAACAGATCCAGAAGATCCTAGCGAAGAGGAGCCAGGAGAACCAGGCGATGGTCTAAAGGCACCATCTTTGTCTGATATAACTCTTGTAAGCAAAACCATGGTTACAGACAAAAATAAAAATCAATATGTTGAGTTTGTATTTAATGTTAAAAATAGCGGCGGAGAAACAGTAGTGGGGGCAGAGATTTATGGACAATAGAATAAGCTTAGTTGGAGAATATATCTTTTACGAAGACGGCAAAGAGATATGCCGTAATAAAAACCTAATAACTAAATTTGGTAAAAGATATTTAACACAGTATCTGGCTGGCCAATCAAATACAAATTTAAAAGATATTGCAATTGGTATAGGTTCCACTGCGGCATCAGTAAATGACACACAACTGGGATTTGAATTTTATAGATCTCCAGTAACAATGAGTAGCATTGACATACAAACTAGCTCAGTAACGGGAGTTAGCACATATGGTGTAGTTCACAAGACAACAATACCAGTAGATGTTGTAGGAGTTATTAATGAATTAGGTCTTTTCCCAACTGTATCTTTGTCAAGCACAGACTACGCAAGTAATTCTATTTCTACTTTTGAAGATAATCAAAGCTGGGTAGATTCAGGTGGGCTGTACCCTACTGTATTAACAACACCAACTCCTAAAATTGGAACTTATTATTTGTCTATGAGTGCACTGGCCTCTGGAGTAAAACAATATTTTAACAATTTTAATATAGACGTATCTGGATACAGCGCACTAGATAGCCTAACAATTGCATATCGTCAATCTGATTTAAACTTAGATTACGTATTTGTAAGAATGTATGACTCAAACAATAACTATTATGAGATTAGATATGCAGGAGACGTATCAACAGGAGACAAGATTAAATCATTAACTTTAAACAATCTTTACAGCAGCGGCTACGGATCTGGCCTTCCAGATCAAACTTCTATTGTTAAAATTGGAGTAGGCGTAAAAGCAAAATCATCGGGAGCAACAACAGTTTTGTTTGATGGATTAAGAATTAATGACGAAGATGCATTTAGAACAGACTACGGTCTTATTAGTAGATCGGTTTTAACTACTCCCATTGTAAAGACCTTTGGAAAACAAATGGTTATTGAATATAGAATTGGGTTAGATTTTTAATGGGTGCTTACGATAGAGATGAAGTTGGTTATAGATTACCACCTGATTTAGAAATAACATCTACAGCAGCTGCTGCCTCTGCTGCCGTAGGCTCAAAAGATTCCTATACAAAAAAAATAAAGCTTCCTCTTATAAAAAATAAACAATACAAATTCTTCTTTACATATTTACACGAAGACCCAGAGACAAAAGAAATAAAAGAAAGTGATAGGTCTCCAGTATGGAAAGAAACTTTTACTATTCCAAATTTAACTAAGGCTGTAAAAAATTTAACATTAACTCCAGGATCACAATCTTACGGAGTTAAGTTTGATCTTGACCCTTTAAGTGAACAAGAAGATGTTGTTATATTTGAAAGCCTTACCAGTAATTTTGCTACACAAACTATTGTTTATACAGGAACATCTACTAACGTTTCAATTCTTACAACAGGGCCAAACGCATTTGCGCCAAGATGGGTAAAGGTTAGATCCAGAGATAAATGGGATGACTTAAATATATCAGAAGCCACTGCTGGACCAGTAACACCTTTTAGTGCAGATGTTGATACAACATATACTGTTGAAAACCCAGCTAGTTCTTCTGCATCCGCTTCTATTGATCCTAAAGATTTAAGCGGATTTAGTCTTGTTTCAACAATTAGCTGGGCGCAATCTACAAATGTTAAAACGGCGGGATATGCAATAAGATGGTCAACAGATAATCCAGGAACAGTAACAAACCCTTTATGGGAATACGCATCAGTAAGCGGAATAACAACAACCTCTTTTACCGCAACAGGATTAATTCCAAACACAACATATTATTATCAAGTTGCATCAACAACACCATACGATGTCGTAAGTTGGACAGGTGCTGCAAGTGGAACATTTATTGCTTCAGATGCAGATGGAACAGCGGCAGGTGCATTAGCAAGACTTAAATCTTTTATAGCAATAGGTGGGGCATCGCAAGATCTATTTAAAATAGGAACAGGCATATCTCAAAGTATTAATTTAAATACAGATCCTATTGTAAGCCCAACATTAACTGCGGGAACCTATCATGGAATTATATTAAATAAATCAACTACCAACGTAGGTAATAACTTTTGGCTTACCACTGGTCAGTTTAGAGTTGGAAACCCAACAGAGTTTATGTACTGGAATGGAACAAACCTATATCTAACTGGAAGTGTAAATGCTACAGGTGGCAAGTTTACAGGTAATGTCCAGCTAGCGATCCCAGCTGGGGCAACTACAAGTGGTACTCTTTTTGCAGGCGCTAATCCAACATCGGGGGCAAGAGTAAGATTTAGTAGCGAGGGTATATTTGCATATGATGCTACAAGCACGGACAATGCAACGGGTCAAACATTTTCTTTAGTTCAATCAACAGGTAGATTAAATGCCAATTTAGGTACAGTTGGCGGATGGACACTTGCAACAACAGGATTCTCATCAAGCAATACTAAAATTGAAAATGATGGAAACATTACACTAGGAAATCAAGTAGGATCAATTTATCCTATTGTTAGACTAAGCGCATCTGATCCAGACTATAGATTGTGGGTAGGAAGTAATAGTGCTTCAACCGCTAAGTTTAGAGTTTCAAAAGAAGGTATTCTGTATGCTGAAGGAGCAGTCTTAGGACTAGGTGCGGGCTCAACAATTCCAGGATATGCTACTACAAATGCTCTTGATAGCTATACCTTGACAACTGTCACTTCTGGAATAAATAATAGATTGACTAGTGCAGAAGGAACTATATCTGGTCAGGCTGGAACAATAAGCACATTGAGTTCTAGCGTAGCAACAAAGAACACAACTTTTGTTACCGCAGATAGCACTCAGCCTTACGCAAACAAGGCAGGCGATCTATGGGTAAACGGCGGAGATAATAATTCTATATGGACAGCAAATGGAGTGGGCTATAACTGGACAGAAAAATCTAACGGTAAATACGCAACTACAACACAGCTTGGTACAAAATTAAGTGCAGGTGGATATGCAATTGCAGCAACAGATGGCCAAATTACAAATATTACATCTAACGGAATTTTTATAACTTCAGGCAATTTTAAAATATCAAATACAAATGAAACTGCACCATCTAGCGGCGGGTACATGCTTATTAATTCTGCGGGAATTACTGCTTACGATGGTACAGAAAACACTTTTTCAATTAACTCTGCGGGAGGAAACGCTGCATTTAAGGGAAATATTTCGGGATCTACGGGGACATTTACTGGAACTTTAGTTGCAGGAACCGACAGCACTGCTTCAGGATATATTAATACGGCAGCAACCAAAGCTGTGTCAGGTTACGGCGACGTAAAGTATCTTCAAGTTAAAGCTATTGGCCTCCAGTCTACATCAAACTCTGGATGGGTTTCCACAATATACCCGTGGCTAGATAATTCTTACAGCCTTGGATCATCATCCTTCAGCTGGAATCTTTTGTATCTTGGTGGAGCTGCATATTTTGCAGGTGGAACAACAATTAAAATTGATGCAAATGGATATGCAACATTAAATAGAATTACTCTAACAGGCGGATACGGTGTATATAGCGACTGGTCTCCAGGACCAGATAACACACACTCGCTAGGACAATCAACTAGAAGGTGGGCAGATGTTTGGTCAGTAGATACATCAATTAACAGCTCTGATATAAGACTTAAAAAAGAAGTTGCATCATCCGTGCTCGGGCTAGACTTTATAAAAAAACTAAGACCAGTTTCTTATAAGTGGATAAATGGAAAAGCCGAAGCTGTTCTTGAAGAAAAAACAGAGCAAAGAGAAAACACTCCAGGAGTAAAAGAAGATGTAGCGGTAATGCTTCCTAAAATTTCGGGGTATGATTCACAAGGCGAAGAGATTATTGAAACTGTATCTTCAGGAGGAGTAAGAACGCACTATGGCTTTATAGCTCAAGAAGTAAAAGAAGCACTAGATGCCGAAGGCATAGGGGATGACTTTGCGGGCTGGGTATTAAATGACAAAAATGATCCAGAATCTGGACAGAATTTAAGATATTCTGAGTTTATATCTCCATTAACAAAGGCTGTACAAGAACTATCGGATATGGTAGAATCATTACAACAAGAAATAAACATACTGAAGGGTATATAATGGAAAAAGTAGAACTAGTAGTTCAAGCATTGCAACAGCGTATCGGTGAGATAGTCTCACAATATGAGACGCATATAGCAATTCTTCGTGCTGAAATTACAGAGCTGACTGATAAAAATAAATCACAGGAAGTTCCATCGGAACAACCAAAGGGGTAAGATATGGCAATTTTAAAATCAACTAATGTTAATTCTGGAGATCCAGTAACTTATGATATTATCAATAATATTATATTAGATCTAAATGAATTAAACAAAGCAACTGCAGCTAAGTTTAATTTAAACTTAACTCAAACAGGCGGTAAGGATGGTAAAGATGCAGTATCTCAAACTATTTATAGCACAACAAAATTAGTTAAAATAAAAGCAAAAACTGCTGGAGGATCAGGAGCAACCTGGGATTTTTCAAAAGCAGGATTTACTAACCCGCCCAGATGCTGGGTTCAGGCCAGAAGCTCTGCCTCATTAAAAGCTTCTCAACTTAATTTTACAACCATCATTACAAATGTTAGTACTACAAGCATGACCTTCAAAGTAAGAGGCCCAGGCGGTACAGCACAAACTGATGCAGATATTGAGTTTGATTGCTTCGCAGTCGAAGCATAACCTATTGACAAGATAAACCAATATGTTACAATTACTGTAACAACAAAGTCACGTACCCGTGACTTTTTTACATATTAAGGTAGACAATGAGTAACGATTTAAAATGGATGATTTCATCCGACCAGCAATTCCCGTATCAAGATGACAAGATGATTGCCCTTTGGTTTAAGGTAATGAAGTGGTTTAAGCCTGACGTTGTTGACTACCTTGGTGATACAGATGATCAAGCATGCTATAGCAAATACACAGAAGGACGCTCAGCAGAGTTCTTGAACCTTCATAAGACTGACAGTCGAGATCTTATTGTTCCAATGATGCGCCATGAAGCAAAAGGTGCAAGAGATTTTTATACTAAGACAAGAGAGATGTTGCCAGAAGCGCAACTATTTTCAGCACTAGGAAACCACGATGTTAGAATTTTTAACTATGTAGATGCAAAGCTTCCTGATTATATTAATGAGGTCACTCCAGAAGCCCTTTGGGGATTAGATTCTTTAGGCTATGAATATATTCACTATAACGAACTACCTAAGCGCCGATTCGGAGATATCCATGTACACCACGGACTATCAATTGCAGCAACTGGTTCCGTTCGCAAGGACATGGAAGACCTACAGGTATCTTTAATTAGAGGTCACTCACACAGAATTGCATCACACCTAGTTACTTATGAGTTAAGAAACGGCGGAGAAGGTGAAACACTTCGAGGCTACGAACTAGGACATATGTGTGATGAAAAGGGCCCAGGAATGAAGTACATGCAACACCACGACTGGCAAAAAGGTTTTGCCGTGGCACATATAGTTAATGATTATCCACATATCAACATGATACATGTTGCTCCAGACTATTCATGTGTTGTTGACGGGAAGTTGATTACACTATAATGTGGTGCGGAAAATGTGGTGGTAGAGTTTTTGTAGATAGAGTATTCTCACAAAAGCTACACGTAGAGCTGTTCTGCATTCTATGCGGGAAAAGAAATATGATTAATAAAGAGACGAGTGCTTTCGGGAAATGGCTAGAAAAAAGAGAGACGTTAAACGCAAAAAACTACGGTATTTCTTCTTAAACGATAAAGTACATAAGGTTTTGAGATCATCAAGGTCTAAAGATGAATTAGTTGCTTGGTGCTACCCTGATCGCAAAAGAGTCATGTATTCGCATTCTCAGGTTGAAAAACATATGGAGAATGCCTACACAATGAAAGATGTTTCTGGGCTTTTAAATAAGCACACAGTAACTATTCACGATTATATTTTAGAAGGAAAGATTAAAGCTCCTTCAAAGATATACCCTATCGGAGATCCAGAAAATAAACATTGGTCTAAGTATATGTTTAGCCAAAAAGATATCTTAGGCTTACATGAGTTTATATTAGACTCAGGGCATTCTAAAAACTTGCCATCAAAGGCAGAACTGCTGGGTCTTTTCAAACACAACATTATATTGTATACTAAGACTGACTCGGGATTCGTACCAGTATGGAAGGCGGAGTAATGAATAGAAGCGTTACTTGCCCTACTTGTGGAAAAGAATGGGAATTGCGATGGGGCATATTCGCCCATGATAGTTTATCTAGACATATGAAGGAGCACAAGTGACAACTAGAGTTAAGGTGGACCTCTCGTTCACACGTAATTTAGGTAACTATGAAAGCATTAAGATAGGTGTTGGCGTTGAAGACGATCTTCGTTCTGGAGAAAGTGTTGATGCGGCAACAGAAAGAGTTTATAAGTTTGTCGAAGATAAGCTTATTCAAAAAACTCGTGAGGTAGAAGAAGAGCTCAAGAGTGGCAAATGAAAAAGAGCCATACGTACTGATTGGACTTTACCTGTCTCTATACAAAGAGAAGTATAACAAGGCGCTTACTGTAAACAAGTTTAGAGAGAAGTGGGCTATGAACGATGTCATAGAGAGTGTTGGATTCCAACGTGCTCAAGAACTTTTGATATACTATTTTTCTACCAACAAGACTGGGCACCCATTAAATTTCTTCTATAACAACTTTGATAGAATTGATGCATTAAATAAAGAAATCAAGAAGGACAAGTTTAACCGTAGCATTCTTTTGAATGAGACTAAGAAGATGGTGGAGGGCGAAGAGTGAATACAGAAGCAACATTAATCTCTGCTGTATGTAAGAATAAAGATATCAGCACACTGCTAGCAGACAATGTCGATGAGCTATTTACATCCCATAGAGACATCTGGGAAAGCTTAAAGTCATACTACTACAAGTTTAAAGCAGTTCCAGAAGCAGGCGTTCTTATGGAGCGACATAAAGATTTTGAACCAGTTGAGGCTAAGGCAGAGACTGGATATTACTTAGACATATTAAAGAATGAGTTTATCTCTAACAAGCTTAAGACAATTATTATGCGTGGGGGATCTGCTCTTAAAGAAGATGCCGCATCAAGAGTTCTTGCACAAATGCAAAGCGACCTTGCTGGACTAAGCCGATACACAAACAACGTAAGAGACTTAGATATTATTGATGTTGAGAATGCTGCACGACATTATCAATCAGTTAAAGAACGTTCATCTGTAATGGGCGGAGCCCCAGGAATCCTTACAGGATTTGAAGCGATTGACAAAGCATACCCAACAGGAATGGCTCCAGGACATTTAATTGTAGCAATTGGTTGGCCAGGAAAAGGTAAGACTTGGTTTACTGCTTACCTTGCATGCAAGGCATGGGAGCAAGGCTTTAAGCCAATGATTGTATCTCTTGAAATGTCTCCAGAGAATATGCGTGACCGTATCTTTACGATGCTTGGCTCAGGAATCTTCCGTGCAAGTGATTTGTCAAAGGGCGACATTAACATTGATGATTTCCGTAACTGGGGAAACAAGAAGTTTGAGGGGAAGAATAGTTTTGTTCTCATCTCAAATGAAGGTGCATCAGAAGTTACTCCTGCAACCATTCAAGGCAAGATAGATCAGCATAAACCAGATTTAGTTATTCTAGATTACCACCAGCTATTTAATGATAACAAGCGATCTAACTCTGAAGTAGAAAGAAATAGAAACGTTTCTCGTGAGTTTAAGATGCTTGCAGTTTCTAATAACATTCCTATTATTGATATCACCGCTGCAACTGCAGACGATATTTCTGATCAAGATAATCCGCCAATGATGAGCCAAGTTGCTTGGTCAAAGGCAATTGAGTATGATGCTGATATGGCTCTAGCCGTTCACAGATACCCACAAACTAATATGATTGAGATTGTTTCTCGCAAGAATAGACACGGTCACGATTTTAATTTTTATCTAGACTGGGATATCAACCGTGGTATCGTTAAGGAAATTTACGAGAATCCATTCCAAAAAGATGAACCACAAACAGATAAAAAGATTTCAAGTAAGGGTTGAGTTTGCTGACGACTCTGGTATACCTAGATTAAAATACCAGTACGAAAGCATGCTTACTCACGACATGAGAAGCAAAGGTTATGCTAGAGTCCTTGACATAGACACTAGTTTCTCGGTAGAATTTGACGGACAAACGTGGGTGTTCTTAATGACACTTTACGGAGTATATGTAGGAAAGAAGAAGGCATGGCTATCAGAGGGTATAACGCAAGGAAAATTGATTCCACGCAATATGCGCCAAACCATATCAAGTCTATAATAAAGTCTTTAGGCTTAGATGTAGTTGCGGAACCAGGCAATGAGGTTATGTTCTACTGCCCTTTTCATTCTAATAGACACACTGCAAGCTGTTGCATAAACAAATCATCAGGTGCATGGCTATGCTTTAATCCATCATGCGGAGAGTCTGGAACACTAATAGAATTAGTAAGGCGTGTATTACACAAGAATGATTTTGAGGCTATGAGATTTATATCTGCTCAAGAAAAAGAAGTTCTAAACAATTTTGATGAAGTAATGGCGGGCATACTTGAAGACAAACCTGACTTCGAAGAGTTCTCAGAGGATACCCTAAAAGATTTATACAATGGTCTTGTTAAGTCTGAGAAGGCAAGAGATTATTTTAAGTCAAGAGGCATAGATATGTCTTCAATGACACACTTCTCTTTAGGTTATTCTGAAAAGCAGAATATGGTTACCGTTCCAGTACACAGCCCAGACGGTATCCCGATTGGAATTGTAGGAAGATCAATAGAAGGAAAGTCTTTTAAGAATAGTACCAACCTGCCTAAGAGTAAAACATTATTCAATGTACATCGTGCCAAAAGAATTGGTAGCAATGTTATAGTCGTGGAGTCTAGTTTTGATGCAATCCGTGTGCATCAGGCTGGGTTTCCCAATGTTGTGGCAACCCTAGGCGGTTTCCTTTCAACGGAGCAACACAAACTTTTAAATAGATATTTCAATAAGATAACTGTAATGACAGACGCAGATTTGGCTGGCAGAGAGCTAGGCTTGAGCATAGCCAATAGATTAAAAAATAAAGACCTCTTGTGGGCTTCCCATGAATATGGTAAGATATATCCACATGATGCAAAAGATGCTGGCGACATGACTGATGAAGAAATTAAAATCTGTATTAAAAATGCAGTATCAGACATAGAGTACA